AACTCTGCATGTCGTCAAACTTGCTACCTTACAAAGGAGACTAGAGATGGCAAATCTTCAACCCGTACAATACAAGTACACAAGCACAAAAGAATATCACGACTCATTCCCATGCGCCTATAGGCAATGGCGAGCCGATAGTCACTGTAACTTAATTCACGGTTACAGTTTTAACATGAAGTTCTACTTCGGCACTAACGATTTAGATGCTCGCAACTGGGCCGCTGACTACGGTGGCCTGAAAGAACTCAAAGGCATTCTAGAGAGTCAGTTCGATCATACTCTGTTAGTAGCAGAAGACGATCCTGAATTAGACTTCTACAAAGAGATGGAAAAGCGTAAGTTGGCTAAACTAACTATCCTTCCTAAACTAGGTTGTGAAGGTCTTGCTGATCAACTTTACAAGTATGTCAACGGTGTATACATTCCAGACTACTGGGGTGAGGGCGAAAGCAAACGCCTATGGTGCTATCGTGTAGAAGTGCGTGAAACACAAAGCAATATGGCCTTCCGTGAAGGTCACCGTGAATGGAATGAAGACCTATTTGCGTAAGACTTGGCGCCTTTGGGCAAAAGCCCTAGGCGAAAAATCAGGGGCTACTGATCAGGAAGCTGATCGTGTAGCCTTTGTTCGTACCGCTATTGTGTTATGCTACATCATTACAAATCTTTTTATTATTGCCGGGGTCATTAGACACTGGTAAATAATTATATGCATACATTTAACATTCATAATATTACTGTGGGCAACAACCAACCTTTTATGTTGATTGCTGGCCCTTGTCAAATTGAAAGTCAAGACCACGCTCTTGATACGGCCGAACAAATTAAACAGATTACTAGCGAGCTAGGAATTAAATTTGTTTACAAAAGCAGCTTTGATAAAGCCAATCGTTCTAGCGTTTCGACTAAACGAGGAGTAGGTATCAAAGAAGGATTAGAAATTCTTAACACAGTCAAGCACAGTCTTGGAGTGCCAATTCTTACTGATATTCACGAAAGTTGGCAAGCTCAAGAAGTTGCAGATGCAGGAGTAGACATTCTACAGATTCCTGCATTCTTATGCAGACAAACCGATTTATTATTGGCTGCAGGCGCAACTGGCAAAGCAATTAATGTAAAGAAGGGACAGTTCCTTGCTCCTCACGATATGAAGAATGTTGCAGAGAAGATTGCTTCAACAGGCAATGAACACATTATGTTATGCGAAAGGGGATATACTCATGGATATAATAATCTTGTTGTTGATATGCGTAGCCTACCCATTATGGCAAGCACCGGGTATCCAGTGGTATTTGATGCCACTCATAGCGTCCAACAGCCTGGCGGACTTGGAACAGTCTCCGGGGGAGATAGGACCATGGTCCCTTACTTGGCGAGAGCTGCTATAGCCACAGGCTGTGTTGCCGGGGTCTTTATGGAGACTCACGAAGATCCAGACAATGCTCCTAGCGATGGTCCTAACATGATTCCGTTGACAGGTCTTAAACATATTTTACAGGAACTGGTGGCTATTGATGAAATTGTCAAAAGAAGTCAAAGCAACCCTAACTAAAGAACAATTTCGTTTCTACAAACAAAACGGTTATCTTCCTCCGGCTGACTTCAAAGCCGCAGAACCAATCAATTATGATTCGGAAAAAATAACAGTACTCTGTGTAAAGTTTGGTACAAAGTATGGTCCAAATTATGTAGAACGATTGCGTAATATGGTTGCTCGTCATATGACCGTGCCCTACGAGTTTGCCTGCCTAACTGACGATCCCAATCCTATCACCGGAGTTCGAACTATCCTTCAACGGAGTGCCGGCTATCTTAAACCTTGGTGGCATAAGGTTCACATGTTTGATCCTTCTTTAGATATACAAGGACGAATACTTTATCTAGATCTAGATGTTGTAATTTGCAATAACATCAACAAGCTGGTAGAAAATTTGAAATATGAATTCATGGGGATTCAAGACTTTAACAGAAAGTTTCATCCAAATTGGAAAATGTTGAACAGTAGTGTCATGAGTTGGCGTCATGGAACACAGAATGAGATTTGGAACAGATTTGTTGCCAATCCCGCAACCGCTCAACGAATGCACGGAGATCAAGATTGGACATGGCATGTAGCCAAAGATCGAATTAAATTTTGGCCTCAAGAATGGATACAGAGTTACAAATGGGAAATTCGCAGCAGAGAAGAACTAGTTGTTCGCACAGGCAAAAGCGGGTTTAAATTCATAGCTCACGATCTAGTGGTACACCCTCAGTGCTCAATTGCTGTATTTCACGGTGACCCAAATCCAGATGTTGTTCCGGATCCTTTTGTAGTTGACAACTGGCGATAATTCTGCTACAATAGTAGCATGACTACTATTACACGCGAACAACTATCCGAACTGTTACACACTGGTGAGTGTGTTATAGAATTTACCAAAGTAGATGGCACAGTCCGTACTATGCCTTGTACACTCAACGAGGCACTGCTTCCGCCACCCCCTGTACACGAAACTAACACTGATAACCCCATTGACTTTCCTGCACCTAAAAAGGAAAAGAAACAAAACCCAGATATCATGAGTGTGTGGTGTTTGGACAAAAAGGAATGGCGCTCCTTCCGTATCGCCAATGTAATTTCAGTGAAAGCCAAAGATGAAAATTAAATTTGATAAAGACACAATGCCCGATCATTTATACAATACGCTGTTACAGCACTTTGTAAACGAAGCAGTGGGTCTAGGCGTAGAAGTAAACAAGTTTACTGAGTTTAACGACTGGGTAATTGAATGTACAGTAAATGAGAAAGCCGCGGTACACTGATGATTAAACGAATTGGTTTTGCCTGCAAGTGGATCGACGGTCCTAGTCAGATCGACGGTATCAAGCAACAAGATAACTGCAAGCAATATAACACCGGCAGTACCACAGTTGCATGGTTAAATAGACAAACTAAAGAAGTAGCAGAACAACGACTATGGGACCTAATGGTAGGTAACATCGAAAGTGTTCGCAAACTAGTTGAACTAGTCGGAGAACAACATGAAGATCTTAGAATGGTACGACTCAGTAGCGATATCTTGCCTGTATATACTGAGCCGACTTGGTGCGGGTTTTGGCGGCGTTCCGATGTACGAGCCTATTGCGAAAGAGCATTTGGAACCGTGGGAGCTCTGGCTCGCGAGAGGGGTGTTCGGCTGTCTATGCACCCTGGTCAGTTTACTGTTCTTGCATCTAGCAATCCAGGTATTGTAGGTCGAAGCATCGAAGAGTTTGAGTATCATACTGACATGGCTCGCTGGATGGGCTACGGCAAGTCTTTTCAAGACTTCAAGATCAATGTACATATCAGTGGCCGAGAAGGCCCCGAGGGTATTCGTCGTGCTTTGACTCAACTGAGCCCCGAGGCCCGTAATTGCATCACCATCGAAAACGATGAAATGACCTGGGGTATCGATTCTAGTATTGAACTAGTAAATGACTGTGCCCTGGTACTAGATATTCATCATCATTGGATTAACTCAGGAGAATATATTGACCCAAATGACGACCGTGTTAAAAGGATTATTGATAGTTGGCGTGGTGTGCGCCCTACTTTACATTATAGTGTTTCACGGGAAGACGTTGTTGTTGGCCATGCCACAGACACCTTTCCCGCCCTTGATGCGCTAATGGCACAGGGCTATAAAAAACAAAAACTCAGAGCTCACTCAAACTTCTACTGGAACACAGCAGTGAATGAATGGGCTCTGAGCTTCCGTGATAACTTTGACATAATGTGCGAAAGCAAGGCTAAAAATCTAGCCAGCTTTGCACTCTACGAACAAAGTATTAAGCTGCCGGTTTAGCTTTTGGCTTGCGGTTACCTGTAGACTTAGAAGGAGCTGCTTTTGGAGCGGCTTCTTTCTTTGGAGCAGCAGGCTTTTTAGCCGCAGGCTTCTTAGCTGGCTTTGCAGCCGGTGCTGGTTCTACAGGAGCAGGCGCCGCTTCTACAACGGGTGCAGGTGCAGCTTCAACAGCAGGTGCGTCAACTTTATATGGTGCTTCAGGTGCTGCTTCTACAACAGGTGCAGGTGCTGCCTCTTTGGCTCCAAATAGTTTCTTGATAAGTCCTAGCATATTAAAAGTCTCCTTAGGTTTTTATTTAGTACCTTCCTACAGGTAATGTGCTACTTGCGGGCAAATCCCATATCTTTTTACGCTCAACGCCTTTCCGTTGAGCAAATCGTTTAGCGTCACAATTCGAACAGCAATGAAAATAATTGTTGCTCAAACGCTTTCTGTCTATATGTTTTAGATCTCTGCGGAATATCTCATCGCAATTGTCACAGCGGAATACTGCCATAGTTTTGTTTCGAGTATACCTATGCTCTTCCCCTAGCTTACTATGTCTAATGTATTGAGTTTCTTGGATTTCTGTTGTTAGGAACATACTTTATTTACATCCGGCTTATAAAATTTTCAAACTAAATAGTAGAGTAAGCATTAAATCTTAGGATTCTACTATGTCAAGAAAAGTAATTGATACGGGTATTGTGGGTAATGACGGTACCGGTGATAGCATACGCGACTCGTTTCGCAAGGTAAATGAAAACTTTAGAGAACTGTACGGAGCATTAGGGCTAGGTAGCAGATTAAAGTTTTCCACCTTAGAAGATGCCCCTGTAGCGGGAACAGGTGAGAACTATTATCGCGGATATGAAAATGCCGTGGTTGCTGTTAATCCTAACGAATCTGGATTAATTTTTAAACAATTAACCGCAGGTACTGGTATCAGTTTGAATTTTACTGATGAAAATGAAATTCAAATTACTAATACTAGATCTAGTATTTCTAATGATCCTGCTCCTAGTTTAGGCGGAAATTTACAGGCACAGTCAGGTAGCGCACAATGGCGCATACAATCCCTAACAACTCCTATTACTTCCGACGAAGCTGTAAACAAAGGGTATGCTGATACCAAAATTGCATTAGGCGGCGTAAATGCTCCAGACCCTGCTGCCGGTAATGTACCAAACAGTGCTTTTGGTACAATGACAGGTCCGTTGGTCTTGTCTAGAAATCCAGAGCCCGAAGACGATATTACCTACGGCGGCCTGATCGCTGCTACTAAAAACTATGTCGACAATGCTGGTTTTGCATCGGTAGCTAACTTGTATGTTGCTACATCAGGATCAGACGAACGAGTGGGTGTCGGCGCAAGCACACAGGGTCGTGCTCTAGCATTTGCATACAGAACTCTAGAAGCTGCACTAAAAAAAGCCGAAGAGATTATCAAATCAGCTCCTCCCGAAATTGGGCCTTATAGAAAGGTCTTAACATGGACCAATCCAGATACCGGAATTATCAGTAATTGCTCATTGACTGATATCGCGGTTTCTCCAGATAACGGTATAGGATTTGAAGGTCGTGTTACACTAACTATTGACACTATTCGTTTGGTAACTGGTGGTTATAACTTTAAAGTTGGTGAAATTTTAAGAATTAACAAAGTCGGCGGTGCGACTATTGATGCGGCATCTGTTAGAATTCTCACAGTAAATAGCGAACCAGGAACTCCAAACGGTCCTATTCTTACTTTCCAATTATTAACTGGTGGTAGATTTGACACTGATTTACCGTTGTTAAATGGTGGCGGAAATGTTGAAGTTGGCACAGCCAACGGCAGTGAGTTTGGTACTAGTGCAGAATTTGCTGTTACATATAAAGTTAGTACTGCTATAATCAGTTCTGTTGGTTCTGGCTACAGCTTGGTTTCTGTTCGAGTAAATCCTACAGTAACTGACACTGATGCAGTTGCTGGATTTGGTTTTGCTGACATTGTCAGCGGAACAATAGCTGGTATTACTATCACTGACCAAGGTAGAGGCTTTACTGAGTTTCCAGATCTAATAGTAACACTGCCAAGATTTGAAATTTATACCGGTGGTCAAAGAACTGACTTTACTGGCGATGTAACCACAGACAGTGCTGTTGCTCGTAGAGGTCGTGATATTCGAGAAGGTCTATATCTACTAGGCGAGACTTCTGGAGCATTGGCTCAGATCCTTGCTCACCAAGGAGAACTAGATACTTCAGGAAATGAATTGTTTGATGTTGATATCAAATATGGTACATTCATTCCAGGTGAATCATTGTCATACGGTGATGTTGCAAACAGTAAACAGATTGCAGTGTTTGTTGAAAGCGGTATCTACTATGAAAACTTGCCATTGAAAGTTCCGCAAAACGTTGCTATCATCGGTGATGAATTCCGTAGAACAATTATTAGACCAAAGAAGGGCATGAGTTCAAGCCCTTGGGCATTCCAGTATTTCAAAAGAGATAGAATCATCGACGGGTTGAATACTTCAAGAAACACATATAATGCTGCCAGAGAAGACGAGTTCGGATATCATTATCTAGGTAATGCTGACGAGCCAATTTATCCAGAAGCCAGTATCAACAATAAAGGTTACTATAGATCCGCTGCTGACTTGTTATCTCTTAACAAGCAATTTATTCAAGAAGAAGTTATTGCTTGGATAAACAAACAGATCGTTGAGGAAGTTGCGCCATTTGTTGGATTCGAATATAACAGCGACATTTGCAAACGCGATGTTGGCTTGTTGATCGATGCCATGGTATTCGACCTTAGATACGGTGGTGCTCCTAGAACAATCTCCGCAGCTTTAAAATATAAAGATGCAAATAATGCCAGTGCAACACTTGCAATTACTACACAGCTAACTCAAACTATTGCAGCAATCAGAAGATTAGAAACTGTTGCACAGGGTGTTATTCGAAATATTGAAATTGTCAATTCAGAATACAATGCTCCTATCACCGGAACACTGATTACCTATGCTGAGCCGCAAGTTATTGATACTGCATACACAGCAGAAACTGGCGCTGGTGGTACTCCTGTAACTGTATC